GAGAATGCTATCTTGACGAATGAGACTTGGCCTCAGTATGCTAAGGTAATTGCAGGTGAAGGTGCTCCTGAGGACTACAATGAAGCAGCAGTCGAGAGGTTGATGGATGACCTGAGTGAGTATGTTGTCAGGGTGAAAGGTGTACGTCCGCAGTTTGAAGCTGACAACAAAGTTCAGATGATTGACTTCCAGTCAAGGGAAGAGAGGGAGTACTATGAGAAAGCTTGGGAGAGGTATTTGGAGGAGAAGGCAAAGCTGGAAGCAAAGTCACTTGCTGGTATTCCTACAGGCATGGCTCTACTGGTACAGTTCCTCAAGTTTCGCATGGCTGCTGAGTACATTAGACATAAGTACTTAGTCAATAGGATGATGGAGATCGTCGAAGGTGGTAAGGCAGCAGTGTGTGCTCTTAGTTTCAAGCCTACAATCATACAGATGATTCTTGAGTTTGAGAGAAAGGGAGTAACACGAGATCAAATCTCCATCATCTGGGGTGGTGGTCAGACTCAGTTGACAGAAAAACAAAAGGCCAAGTCAAAGATAATGAGTCTGACAGACAAGCAACTACAAACACAAGGAACTACACGTGAAGAGTTGCTTGAGGCTCTAGCTCTTGAGGATGTTGAGGAGAGGGAGATTCTTGATCTGCCAGAACACCTTCGTCTTGGGATGCAGTCCTTCGAGGAGAGACAGAAGGAGATAGACAAGTTCCAATCTGGTAAGACTTTATACTGTATCTATACGTTGAAGGCTGGTGGTGTGGGGTTGTCTCTGCATCATACTGATGAAGTCTTTCCTGCTGAGAAAAGATGCAGGAGAAAGGAGTCAGGGTATGTTGTGGAGGAGGATATTCCACTGATACCTACCCGTCCGAGAGAAGTTCTCGTTACTCCTACGTGGTCACCAATTGAACTAGTCCAAGGTGTTGGCCGCGCGCCAAGACTTACCTCCCTGTCAGTGACTAAACAGTGGCTTGTTTTCTACAAAGGAACCATCGAAGGTCGAGTGGCAGACATTGCAGGGAAGGGGTTGAGGTGTTTGTCGAAGATAGTGAAACACAAAGAACCATGGAGTAATATGGTAGTCGGTGGTCGGACAGAAGACATAGAAAAATACAAAGAAACCTTACCAGATGATCTTGAAGGAGACGGTCTGGTAGAACAAGAAGGAGAAGAATGATACCTTTCACCAAACCAATGCTAGCTGCTTCTTTGTTGAGTTCAGAGTCAGATCACTCTGATTCTTCCATCTTAGAAGCAATGAAGAAACTTTGTTACCCAGTCATTGCTTCCTTAAAGAAGGATGGTATAAGAGCAATCAAACTAGGTGACTTGGCCTCTAGGACTCTGAAGAAGATCCCCAACAAACTGCTCCAGCAGAGGTCAGACTCCCTTCCATATGGGTTTGACATGGAGTTGTGGAATAAGGACTTACCTTACGACCAAGTAGAATCAATCGTGATGTCAGAGGAACATCCTGACTCTGACAAGATACAGTTCCATGTCCTTGACTGGTGGGATAGAGGATACAATATGGGGTACAAAGATAGGATAGATACTGCTATCTTTGAACGACCATCACTACCTCCTTTCTGTGTCTTACCTGAACTTGTAGCTTGTACATCCCCCCGAGAGCTGTTGGAATTCTTCCACGAATGTGAAGAGCAACAAGGTGAGGGTATTTGTTTCCGAGCGCCTTACTCTCCTTACAAGCAAGGTCGTTCTACGCTGAGGGAACAATACCTAGTCAAGCTAGCTCGCTTCACCCGGTCGGAGTGCATCATCATTGGATTTGAAGAGCAGATGTTGAACTGCAATCCAGAGAAAAGGAATGCAGTTGGTAAGATGGACAGGTCATCAGCTGGTGCTCTACTGGTTGGCAAAGGGACATTGGGTGCATTCCTTGTTCGTGACAATGTTGGTCTTGAGTTCAGGGTTGGGACTGGTGTTGGATTGACCGACCAAAAGCGTCGAGAGATTTGGGCGGACAAAGATAAGTGGTTGTGGAAAACAATTACAATCAAGTCTAAGTCCCATGGTGTTAAAACTAAACCAAGAAGTCCTATCTATGTAGGACTTAGAAATGAGATTGATATATGAAAATCAAAGTTCACAGTTCGTTGAAGAATATTAAGTCGATGGTTCAGTGTGGTATCACACTGGAGAATGCCATTGAGTTGGCAGCTAGTACGATCATTGATGCACAGTTGGCACGTGGTGAAGACTCCTCAATAACATTTGCTTGCAATTGGGTTGACCCAATCTACGGTGGCAATTGGTATCTAGACAGTGCACAATACACCATCATTGAACGATGAAAAATAATCGCATAGTCGTTGACCTAAACAAGGTTCAGTACGCTTGGACTGGTTGGTGTACAGCTGATGGGAACTATAGGCGTCAGTCAAAGCCAACTCAACCAACAGTTCATGGTCATGAGTTTGAGTGTGAGGCACCAGCTATTGTTGTGTATCCTGGATTTGTTGGTGCAGGGTCACAGCTTCGAGAGGAGACAACGATGCTAGAGAGAGCATTCTATCTTGGCATCATTGACGAATGGATTCCATACACCACTCTTCAAGTCCAAGCAAACCATCGACTCACTTACACCGGTGAGAAGGCTCAGTCCATCTGGAAAGCATGGTGTGAGAAACAATTTAACAAATCACAAAAGGAGAAAGGAAACAAATGAGTTCTCCAGCAGAAGTTACTTGAGTATGATGACTTGATCGCGAAGTACAAGAAACTTATATGACACCACCCACTACTACCCCCACTAAAACACTCTCTCGTTTTCAATTAGAGATGCAGCTTGCAAACGGGGAAGACTTTGTTCCTATCGTCCAAGACTATATTGATAGAGGCAAACTTCCATACACAATTCAACCGTGTACTGATGGTTCCTTTCGTCTTGTTGATACGCTCTGTGCAGGTGAGTTGAAGTTGAAGAGATTCATCACAGAAGATCAGGCAATGTTGGAGATGAAAGATAGAGCACTCAAGGCTTCTAAGAGTCAACACGCTGTTCTAATCTATGGTGCAACTGGTACAGGCAAAGAGATCATTGCATCCTCTATGATTGCCGCCCGCAAGGGTGCCTTCAAGGCAGTGAACTGTGCTGGTATTCCTGAGACACTTATTGAGTCCATTCTCTTTGGTCACATGAAGGGCTCTTTCACCGGTGCAACTGGAACAAAGAATGGCTTGATCTCTGAGGCCCAAGGTGGTGTAATGTTCATGGATGAAGTAGGAGAACTGCCACTTGGAATGCAGTCAAAACTTCTACGGGTTCTCCAAGAGAATAAGATCTGTAAGGTAGGTGCAGTTGACGAGGAGGACATTGACTGTAAGTTTGTCTTTGCAACTAATAGGAACCTAGAGGAGATGGTTAAGACTAGGGAGTTCCGTGAAGATCTTCTTGCTCGTATTTCTACGTTGACATTGAACATCACTCCATTGAAGGCTCGTCTTGGTGACACAGTACCTATTGCTCGATCTCTATCTGACTCTGGGAAGTTCTTAGAGCAGTGGGGCGGAGCATTAAAGGCTGGTCAGTTGGACTTGTCTCACAATGTCCGATCAATCCAGAAGTATGTTATTCGTTACAATGTGTGGGGGAGTATATCATAGTTAGGAGTTATACTTGCCATATTCTTGGCACAGAAATTGCTGAGTAAAACATCCACACCAATCAAATCAAATCACTATGAGTTTAAACAACACAGAGGAACAGCCTCCACTTCCCAGCTTTCCACCCGCACCAAAAGAATCCAAACAGATGTGTATGGTCTGTGGTTCTTACGTGGCAAAGACATTCATTGATCTCTCGTTCACAGAGAACCAACAACCTACTCGTATCCATCTCTGCTACCAAGATGCAATGATCCTTCTTCGGATGGCTTGTCAGTTTGAGCCAGGTGCAATCGTCAGAACTCACAAGTTTGTGATGGAGCAAATCTACGAGAAGGAAGTATGAACACTCCTGAGGACCTAGCCAAGGCACTCTTCCCTTCGCAGAAACTTTCAGAGAAACTAGTCAACATGTTAACATCAACTAAACCAGCAGGTTGGTCACACCGATCTAACGCACCTTACTACAAGAAGGTATATGCCCTTGAGATCAAGGAGGCCATCGACGCGATGATTCAAACTGGTGAGAACATCATCTACTACTACTCTCAATGGTGTACACCTGAGACTGGAGTGTCATCACAGACTCTGTATAATAGAGTCAATCAATCAATCAGATTCCTTGTTGAACCACAGAATGGACTAGACAAAGCTGGCATTTATGAACGGTGGTATGACTCTGTGAAAGTAGAACGAGTCAGGGGACTCGGTGTTCGTATCTCCTTCCTTGCTGGGTTGTCTGGGACTGATGGTCTAAAGCCAGTCCTTGTCGCCCCGCGCGAAGGCAAACCAGTCTGGTATAGGAAGATGACAGATTGGATAGAGGACTCTGACAACTGGGAACCCTTCACACAGGACAACTTAGCCCTCTCTCCAGAGGAGATTGTTGACATCAAGACGATGTTGTCAACTGTCCGTGGAGTACAGTACGCCGTTGACGAGAGGCACATCAGTATCATAAGGACATCGCTGTGACTCTTACCCAACTGCTAGACTGTTCTGCTGATCAGTTGGAGAAGTTATCTGATGCAGAACTTCTAAAGCATTTCGAACCATTTCTCAACGTCACTAGACCTGAGAGAGCAAGAACAATAACACCAAAGAAAACTGAACCAGCTCCTTATATATCACCAAGCAAGAAACGAGCAATGGATGCTCTGATTGCGATGGGAGTTGATCCAGAGTTTATCACAAAAAAGAAAGGAAGAAAATGAATCAAGAACAAGCTAAGAAGATGTGGCCAATCATTAAAGCATGGAGTGAGGGTAGTACATTGGAGATTAATCTTATCCAATACCAGACTTGGTCAGCGATTACTCCAGGAGAGACAATCAACTTCTCTAGCCCGCCTGAGTACTATCGCATCAAACCAGAACCAAAGTATCGTCCTTGGACTGTGGAGGAAGTTCCGGTGGGAGAGGTGGTTAGTAACCCCCTTGGCAGGGGACTGATCACCAGTGTTGATGATGGTGGTATGTGTATTAATGCTGTTTTTCTCTCATTCAAGTATGTTGTAGAAAACTACACCTACAAAGGTCATCCAGCAGGAGCACTTGTAAATGAGTAAACTGATTATCAATATCGACTCCACTTCTCTAGGTCACTCATCCTGCATCCTAGATTTCTACCGAACAGTTGTTGGTAGTGTTGCAGAGAGTGGTCAACCAACAGGTGGTTATAAAGAACTCCTGAATGGACCTGAGTTGACATATGGAGTTGCGGTTCATAAGTTCATTGACGTGGCATACAAGACTGGTGGGCAACTGCCTATTGCACGGAAGTATGCTCTTGATGCGTTTAAGATTCCCACAAGGGACCACCCCAAGAAACCTTACCTGAGAGACGAAAGGCACCTATCGACAGTCTGTATGAATCTGTGGACTGATTTTGTCATGCAAGAGAACTCATTCGAGTTACTACAACTAGTCCTTCCTTGTTGGAGGTGTAGAGGGAGTGGGCAGTTAGATCAAGGTCCTTGCCCTGCCTGCAAAGGTGAGAAGAACTTACTGCAACCAGCAACAGAGGTTACCTTCTCAATCAAGTACTACGAAGACGATTACATCATTGTAAACCTCTGTGGAACAATCGACAAGATCGGTAAGTTCAAGAACGGTTGCTATGCTCTTGGTGATTGGAAGACTTCTGGCACTTGGGACAATAGAGGTTACTTCCAGCAGTACGAGTTGTCAAGGCAATTGAGGATGTACAAGCTAGCGATCAAGCTGATGGGCACTATGCACCCTACATCTGTACTTGGTCAGTTAGGTCAGACAAACATAGGTTGCTTTATCGACGCAATCTTCCTCGACAAAGACCCTAATGCTACATCCTTTGAACGCTCGGAGGTATTCCTCACTGCGGGCGGAGAGATCGACAACTTCCAGTTGATGGTTGATGCTAAGATCAGGGAGATCTCAGAAGCAATCAGGACTAATTACTTCCCAAAGACTGGGATCATCAATGGTACTTGCATCAAGTATCAGAACGTATCTGAGAAGAACTTTGTGAAGTGTCAGTTCTGGGACTGTTGCAGGAATCCAGACAACGTTGCGAACGTCCTTCTCAAGAGAAATTTCAAACAAGTACACCACGATCCACTTAACTATAATGACATATGAAAATCATCGGAATCTCTGGTAAGAAGAAATCAGGCAAAGACACAGTAGCATCTCTACTTGCAGCCAATCTACCGAAAGGTAGTGCCATCAGGTATCACTTTGCTGATGCTTTGAAGCGCGAAGTAGCAATCATGTACGGTGTTACTGTTGACTTCATTGAGAGTCACAAGGATGCCTTCCGTCTTATCTTACAGGGTCATGGTACAGACTACAAACGTAATCTATATGGCCATGACTACTGGGTAAGGAAAGTAGAGGAAGCACTTCCTCAGTTCGAGAGGTCAGGGTTTAAAGTTCTATTGATACCTGATGTTCGCTTCTTCGACGAAGCAGAGTGGGTGAGAAAGCAGGGTGGTTCTGTCATCAGAGTGACAAAGATGTATGACGACACCACAGACAAGCATCCATCAGAGATTGAGTTGGATGACTACAAGTTTGACAAAGTGATTGAGAACAATGGAACATTGAAAGATCTACTAACAAAAGTATTGGAGATAAAAGTATGATGAAAGAGCAAGAACAAGTTCGTGAGTTTATGTTGAAGGCTGAGCAAGAGTGTCCTGACAGGCCGACAACTTTACCAGACCGTGCAGATATTCGTGCATTAAGAGTTGCACTAATTCAGGAAGAACTGGATGAGTATAATGCTGCTCAATTCAGAGAAGATCTCACAGAGATCGCTGACGCAATTGCTGATCTGTTGTACGTCGTACTTGGAACAGCAGTAGCTCATGGTATGGACATTGATCCTATCTTCCAAGAAGTCCATTCATCCAACATGTCTAAGTTCATTGACGGGCACAAAGACAAGAGTGGTAAGTGGATCAAAGGACCTTCCTTCCGCTCGCCGGATCTTAAGCCACTGTTAGACAAACAAATCACAAAGCAATGACACCAACACCTACACCCATGATGTGGTCTCTGGAGGAAGCTCTAGTTGTAGCCAGAGCTCTTGAGACAAAGATCGAGAGGATCTACAATCATTATCATGTAGCTCTTGGAGGTTCAGTCCTGCATAGAGGTAGTAGTACTAAAGATTTAGATATCTTTATATACCCACACAAGACAGGTCAAATTGACAGAAAATATCTCAACAAGATGTTGTCAGAGTTTGGTCTTGTAGATGCAGAAGACAGAACCTCTATCCATGCAGAGTACTATGATAACAAAGAAGTCATCAAGTACATGTACAACGGTAAACGCGTAGACATCTTTTTCTTATCATGACACCATACACACCCAAAGGCTGTAAGTTCCTTTCGCAGACAGAGGACAGTCAAGTACGATTGATAGTGCAGGGAGCACCGTTCTCTGGTAAGACTACCTCAGCACTGACGTTCCCTAACCCAGTCATCCTGTCTTTCGACAGGAAAGTCTCTGCACACTTGCACAGGTCTGACATTCCAATAGCACCATTCTATGATCCTAAGTTTGTAGACACCATCCTCCCTAGACCAGGTCTTCAAGCTCCTTGCTCGAAGAAGGAAGCACTTACCAAGTGGCTCTCAACCGAGGGGTTGAAGTTGGTACATGAACAGACTCTAATCATTGATGGTTGCTCAGGCATTGAGACAGCATATCATATCTGGTACAAGTTTAACGAGACAGAGTTGGCACATTCTACCAAAGGAACATTTAACAAGTTCATCCAGTGGGACTTGAAGAAAGCCTACTTCGAGGAGTTGTGGGACTGTATTAAAGCACTTCAGTGTGATGTGATATTCATCTGTCATGAGCAGAAAGAGAGGGATAAAGAAGGTGAGTACAATGGTAAGATTAGCCCTCTCCTGACAGGTCAAGCAGCTGACAAGATGGGTCTTAACTTTACAGATTATTTCCGACAGTTGTGTATAGCTAAACCAAAGACTGATGATGAGACACAGAGAGCCTTGTCGTATTTTGGAATCAACGCTACTACCCTGAAAGAATGGTGTGCTTCTACACCTATTAACTATGGATCATTCCACCTCTGGAAGATCCAAGGTGATGACACCTTTGGCGGGGGTTCTTCCTCATTGAGAGATGCACCTAAGTACATCCTTGCTAATTACGAAACTTTCCAGAAGTACCGGAAACAATTTGTGGACACAAACAAACCACAAGCATAAGAAACAAAATGAAACAAATACACATCAGTCAAATCAACAACGGATGGTTAGTCTCTACTCCACCTGAACAGTCTCTACTGGACGTCAGTCAAGGTCCAGCTCAACCTGACGTTCACTACTGTGCAACTCTCCAAGAGGTTGCTGACTATATTCTTACACTTTCCTAAGTTGTCCTTAGGATTCTTAACAACCAAAAACAAATAGGCTGGCAACCAACTGCCAATAAAACAAAATGAGTACATCACAAGTAAATTGGAATAGCAACATTCAGTTCCCGTCAGATAGTTGCTTCACTCTCCGGGTGAAGAATGCAACGTTTGGTCCTTCAAAGTCCGCTGGCAATCCGATGATTACGCTGGACTGGGAAGTTGTAGCTCCTGACACGTATGAGATTGGTGGACAGATTGTAGTGATTGCTGGGGTTAACGCCACTTCCTACCACACTACTGCCCACTTCAATGCAGATGGTTCGCCTGACGAAGCCAAAACTTCCAATGACGAAGCCAAGGTGTTTATCGGGAACAGTGCAGTTGGTCAGTCTCTCTTCGAGAAGTTCGGTCTTGATGGATCGCAGGAAGACAAGTCTAACCCCAACGTGAAGCAGTTCATTGGTAAGTGTGTTCTTGCACAGATGAGGGGTAAGTCTGACCCTGTTCGTAGGACTCCTACTGGTGCACAGATTGCTGCTGCGAAGAAGGCTGGCAAGCATCCTGAGGGTGACATCCAGAAGAATCCAGTGACTGGCAAGGAGATTGTCAAGTGGAAATCTGAAGTGACTGAGATCTTTGGGTTGGCTCCTGAGGGTGCTGGTAGCAACAAACCTTATTGAGCATATGAGGATTAACTACACAATTACTGGTTCATTGGAAATTGGAGAGTACTACCGGGAAGATATTTCTGGTTGGGATAGTATGACAAACGAGCAGCGATTAGAAATTGTCAAACAGGCAGAACTTGAAGACAACGGCGCTGAGAGTATTATCGACGACGTTTGCCAAGGTGGCAAAATCGAGATTACCTCAGTCGAGTAAGCAAGAGACTCTCTTCCTCCTTTAGAGTCTAAATAGAAGGAGAACAATTTCATGGCAACACCCAACCTAACAAGAAACATTCCGTATGGTAAGTATTCAGGTCTTACAATTGTCCTGAACAATCCATCACGGTTTGATACTGTCCGCCTCCTGCAAGGTTCATCTGGCATTCTAGTTAATGAAGCACTGTCTCCTGTGTGCTCGCTGATGCAATGTGATGTTCGTGTGATGGAGTGTATGGTTCCCTTGTTGCCTGACACTAAGTGTGTCCTTCTGCTCGGTGAGCAGACAATGCACGCTTGGTGTCCAGAAGAGACAAAGGACAACACTCTTAATGAGATGAGAGGTTCAGTCCTTCAATACAAAGGTATCCCTGCAATAGCATCTTACTTCCCACAAGATGCTTGTGATATGAAAAACTGGGAATCAACACTCAATGAAAATTCTAAAGACTTTGTGGCAGACGATGAACTATCTGAGGATAGTGAAGACGAAGGGGATGTCAAACGTTTCTCCCCGACAAAAAGATCTAATTACGCTTTCTGGTTGCGAGCGGATATATGGAAGGTCAAACAGATTCTACAAGATAAAATGGGATGGAGTCGCATAAAGGGTTTGATCTGTGGGCCTAAACCCAGCTATCACCTCTCCCCTCCCGCCCAAGAAGTGGTTCAAGTCCTCAGAGGGACAAAGAATTCTTTCTTCTACTTTGACATGGAGACTGACTATGAAGAACAAAATCTACTCTGTTTCTCGTTTTCTTTTGACGGTGTTAACATTTATTGTGTGCCTATTCTTGATGGTAATTACCATCCCGCTTATAGTGCTTATCACCTCATTCTTCGAGCACTGGCGGTTGCTATTCGTGACAACATTATTGTCGCTCATAACGGTGCAGCTTTTGACTTCTTTGTCCTTGGGTTTAAATATCGAATCCCAGTTCATAGGTGCTATGATACTATGCTGGCTCAGCATCGGTGCTTCCCATGTATTGAGAAGTCATTAGGTCATTGCACGTCTTACTGGACTTGGGAGAAGTTCCACAAAGATACAGACAGCAGGGCATACTTTACACAGGAACACGTTAAGCAGAAGTTGAAGTATTGTGGGGCGGATGTCTATACAATGGTCCTTATCCACAGAGAGATCGAGAAGTTCTCAGAGACAATTCCTGGGTTAGAGTCGTCCATTAAGTGTGCAAATGATTCTATTGTTCCTTATCTCTGTATGACAATCCAAGGAATTGCCTTTGATGACGAGGACAGACAGAGGCAGATCAGAGAGAACGACCGACTGATGATGCAGTACTGTAGGATGATTAACCTACTGATAGGGTTAGAGGGTCTCGTGGAAATTCGGTCATACCTAAAAGGAAAGCCAAAGTTATTCCCGGGGTCTAACAAACAATGTTGTGCTTACTTCCACTTGATCTTAGGTTATCCTGTTCTATTTAAATCACCACAGACAGGTGATCCCTCATTAGGTAAGAAGATCATGTATCGACTTGCAATGAAACACCCTGATAATCCGGTGATACAACTAGTCCTTGCATACAGGAAAGTTGCGAAGGAGACTTCAGCTTTTAGGTTTATCCCTTGGAAGGGACATGATGGTAGAGTAACAAAACCCTTGGTAGCCGAACAACAAGAAACATTTATATGAACACTAAGTTTAAAGTTGGTGACAGGGTAACCAAACCAACAGGTTATGGATTCCCAGGAACAGTAGTTTCTGTGTTCAATACTCTCAACGGACAAACAAGGTATGTTGTTGAGATGGACCAGTTTCATTTACTTCACATATTCAACGAAGATCAGTTGTGTGAAGCTTGTACCGTAACTGCATTACACTTGAGTGACTTATGAAAATACTACGTCCATTCCCTGAACAAGAACAGTGGTTATTAGAACATGGTTATAGGTGGTGTCCAATGTCTGCACTCTACGGAGCCGAATTGGCTAATCTTGGTTACCTCCAAGAGATATGCTAAGAAACTCCACCACATACAAACTTTCTGGCACAAAGACCTTTCGACGTTCCTCAACAAAGATCTTAGGTTACTGGGGTAGTAACTTACAGAACATTGAGAAACACATGCGTCAGATCTATAAGCCAGATGGTCTCTCCCCCGCGCTTACTGAGAAGTGTTTGCACTGGATAAAGACAGGCGAGACATCCCAGTTCACAGAGATTGAGTTGCTATGTCTGAAGGTCTTCATCCAGTCAGACCAATCAGGTGCAGAGGCACTGATAGTTGCATACGAGTCAGACCCTCTTGACTATCGTCAGTTGTTTATCCACAACGTCAAACCACATGTCTATGTTGCCCTTAAGTTGTTCAAGGACGTGTGGAAGAAGAAGTTGAAAGACTCTGGTGGTTTGACTGAAGGGTTGGACATTGACCTCCTGTGTAACACACCAATCGAAGACTTGAAGAAGAATCCTTTCTGGTCTGACATGGATAAGCTAATCAAGTCCTCTGACAACTGGCAAGCAAGAGAGAGATACTACTACCTAGCAAAACAGACAGTTCACTCTTTCTCATATGACGTACAAGGTCCTACATTCAGGATGAATATCTTGGAGAAGTCAGAAGGTCAGATTTACATCTCCAACGAAGATGCTTGCAATTTTCTGTTGACTATCAGGTCCCTATTCCCTGAGGTGCCAGAGAGAAACAAGAGGATCGAGAAACAGATCAGAGAGACTGGGATGTTGTTCAATTTGTTTGGTCATCCATTCATCTTAACAGACTACAACATCGACAAGAAGTTGAAAGAATACTACGCTTGGTCATCTCAATCAACTGTCGGCGAAATTACTCGCATTGCCTCGACTAACTACTACCTGGAGGAAATGCTGGAGAACAAGAAACCATACGACTTACTTGCTGACACTCATGACTCCTTTTTGACACAGTGTCCATTGATGTTTGTTAGAGAGAACAGAGATGCAATGAGACAGAGAATGAATATTGACCTTGTGTCACCAAATGACGGTACTAAATTTAAGATGAAATCTGAACAGAATATAGGGTTTAACTGGAACTCAGCAAAGGAATCTAACCCTCTAGGACTACAGGAGTTGACATGGCTATAACAAATTATGAGAGATGGAAGTCCTACACCTCTGGCCTACCATCACCAGACAACTACTTAGATTGGTCATGGTACTACACAGTGACAGCAGCGCTACAACGTCGTGTATGGTTGGGTCCTGCGCACCAGCCATGTTACCCAAACATGTACGTGATCCTTGTCGGACCACCAGGTCTGGGAAAAGGTCTCTCCATCAAAGCAGTCACTTCAATGTTGAAACACTGGACCCTTGACACTTCCAAGGGCAATGAAAAGCTGGCAACATCACCAGAGAAGGCAGCTGTAGTAGAGGCGGCGGTAAGTGAGAACTTGAAGAATGCCTCTGCGACAGAACAACAAGGTACTGGTAAAGGCCCAAAAGACTTAATCAAACCTCTCTTGATCCCAGTCTGTGCAGATGCTATCACCTACGAAGCACTTGTACAAGCAGTCGCGCAGTCATACAGATATATCAACTACGTCGAAGAAGTCAATGGTCAACCAAAATTAAGAGCCTATGGACACTCATCACTCTGCTTTGTTCTTGAAGAGCTTAGTTCCCTTATGCGTAAGCGGACTAACGATACTGTTAACTATTTGCTTGGGTTATATGATTGTCCGGTTGACTATGAGTACTCGACAATTACACGTGGAAAGGATCGTATCCGCCGTGGTTGTCTCAATCTTATTGCTGGGACAACTCCTGCTTTTATGCAGTCTACTTTTGATGAAGATTTGATAGGTGAAGGTTTTACCTCTAGGACATTCTATGTCTATGCGAATAAGAATCGCTTCTATCAGATGTGGCTTCCCCCACTGACTCCTGAACAAGAACAGCACAAGACTGACCTTCTTACACACGTTAAGAAACTTACCTCCCTCTACGGCCCTGCTCGCATTTCTGATGCTACTCGTCAGTGGATGCAAGAATGGTGGGAGAAGTACAACGAGAAGAAAGAGTGGAAGAACAAGTCACCTGAGATGATTCCTTACTATGCTCGTAAGAACATCCATGTGATGAAGTTAGCAATGGCTCTTCACTTCGGGGAGGATGCAGAGGCAGACGAACAAGGTCGTCCAAAGAATGAAATCCCTCAGGGTACATTCGAGAGAGCGATAGCAGTCTTGGAAGCAGAGGAGAAGAACATGCACCTTGCTCTTGTCATGGAGGGTAAGAGTCCAGAAGCAAAAGCCTCGCAGAAGATACTGGAACTTCTACATGATGGTGAGAAGCAAGTGGTTGACCTGATGATCCCTTGTCACAAACAGGGAGTCAACAGGCAACAGTTTGAGGAAGCACTTGAAGTGCTGATGGTAACTAACCAAATAATAACAGACTCAAGACCAGACAAAGATACTGGTGTTGAGACTATATACTACAGGAAGACATAAGTCTAAGGCACTAGACTCCCCTTCACCTCATTAATAGTCTTGTGACGTAAGTAGTCTTGGAGGGCAGCTTGAGCTTGCTCAGGCCCCTCCTCTCTCTGTAAGTATGCGATGTACTTCATTGCCTGTAGAGGCATCTTCTCAAACGACGGGAAGGTGGCATACTGGTCACCACTCTTAAGGGCTTCCAGTTTATTCATCATCACGTCGGGATTGCTTTTGTACTTCTCTACGATATTGTTGATAAGCCCAGGTAGCATCTGTACTGCTTTACCCATGTCTTGTGTCATCTTGAACTTCTTCTGTTCGAGGTTCATGTAGGGGTTAGACCCTTGCTCAGTCTCGTCGTACGGTAGTCCTTGCACTTCTTCAAACCTTCTCAGTTCCCCCAGCTTGTCTGCTAGCTGTTTCTTCTCAGCAGGCATCCCAGTAATAAGACCGAGGTTAATACCTTGGTTGATGGCAACAGACGACAACTTCAAGTTGTTCCTGAACGTATTCATCGCGACAGCACTAGCTAAGTCAACCCAGTTGACATTAGGGTCATTGGCAATAGTCTGTGAGACATTCTTGATAGTCTCTAACACGTCGTGTGCCACTTCATCAAGTGGGAACGTTGCTCCCTGTGGTGAGTTCTTGTACTTAAAGTCAAAAGGATACTTCGCCACTTGAGAGAACAGTCCCCCGAATCCAGCGTACTGCATCCCAGCGATCATGTTGTACACCAACAGTCCAGGATGTCCAGCCAGCCCACCTTCACCAGCAGATATTTCCTGTAACGATGGAATCTGTCCCTTCTTACCTTGTAGTGCTTCCCGCAGTTCCTTCACCATATACCCTCCGACAGTCGCACCAAACATAGCAGTCATCAGCGGGGCATAATTACCTCTCTGTGCAGGTACAACAAAATTGTGCATGAAGTTATTAGTCTGACTAACAGACCAGTGTGCAAGTTGCATAAACCCACTGATCTCACCCTCCTGCATCATCCACGCTGGCATCTGTCGTATGTCACCAGTTCCATGGATATACGACGCAGCAATAGATGCAAGTTGTTGAGTCTCTTTCTGTCCGTAGGTTTTACCCACTTTGTACGAGGAGTCCCAGTGTCTTAGTTGTTGTGCAGCGTGTATATCACCTTGGTTTGCACGTGCAATAATTGTGGGAATCAAGTGCTCAAAGTAAACCTGCTGGAAAGCAGCATTTACCTTCGTAGTCAACCCACCCAGTGTCGAAACATCCCTGATCGCTTTTGACACTCCAGCCATCCTTTGATAGGTGGACATAGAGTTGTCAAACATATCCTTTGTGTTGACAGCTGACCACTTGAACAGGCCATTCTCTTTCGAGCGAGTCCACCCCTCTTTCATGTGTGTAAGAGCATGTCCTACAGCCCTAGCAGCAACATAGGGATTGGGAGCACAAGAGATAGCACCTACGGCATTGGACGCAAGAACGTGAGCTTGAAGTCCTGGGTATTGAATAAACATCTGTGTTGCCAAGGTAGAGACACCACCCTCTGTCTGTTCTGCAACTCCGCCCGGTTCAGTGTGATATTGCCCAAGGGCAGCTTTCACATAGTCATTGTTGGCAATAGACCCTTCAGGGTCCTTGGGAATGTTATTCCCCCAAGCATCCTTTGTCGCACCAACAGCAGCCATTGCCTTTGGGTTCTTCTCTACCTCTGTGTAGTGAGCCAACGAAGTTAAAGCACGGTCAAAGTACCGTGACATATTCTTCACTGGATCTTGTTCCCTGAAGGAAGGTGGAAGTGGATCACCTTGCGCGCGGCGAATGGCATTGAAGTAGTCTTGGTGGTTGAGGTTACTCTGTTGCAAAGAACCAGCAGCACTAGATTTCCAGTTGTTGAACTTGTCCTCTGCTTCTTGTGGAGTGTATCCCAACTTCTTTGTGTAGTAGTCCATCCAATCACCCTTCAGTGCGGTCATCTTTGCATGGTCTGTCCCCTGACGAAAGATGTCTTCTGTCTGCTGGTTAGCCATCGTTGGCCAGTAGTTCTCTTTCTGTTGCATCAGTCGAACAGAGCCGTTGGGGTTCTTGATCGGGACTTTTGCTTGGATGTGCTCCTGACCAAATTGATGCAGTAGAGCCTTGTTGGTATCGAACCATTTCTGCAACTTAGGTGCTAAGTTAGTAGGCTTAACACCAGTAGTCATGAACTTGTCAATTGCTCTATTGAGAACTCCCGGTTCATACTTCGACAATCCGCCCTTTGACTGTACAGCATCGAGGGAAGCATTCTTGTATTTCCCAATGAGTAACTGTTGTTTGTTCAGCGCACTCTGCATAGCATCTGCCAGTGCACGAGCACCCTTATGTGGAAGGGCACGAACATTGTCCAAGACAGACCCAGCAATCTTCCTAAAAGGACCAAAGTCCTTACCACTTACTGGGTTGACTTGTCCTTGATCGCTGGGTGGTGCATTGTGAGTGGTCCCACCTTGTAAGGTAGCTTTTTGCCCTTGCTTGCTTTGTCCCACTCCTTGATGTTGACTCCCTGCTTGGACAGTTTCTTTTGGTGACTGTGGAAGAACCCCGCTTGTGCTTGACTTTTGTATGGCATTTTGATCTCCTAGTTGTTTTGTTATGTGGTCACGAAGAGCTTGTTCGTCGATGGCAGGACCTATGTGGTTGTACTTGACGTGTTTCATGAACGCATTAACACCATCAGCTACCTTACCTGTCAGTTTGATTGCATGCTGAGCAAGAGAGATTGCAGTGTCCCAGACGTGTGGGATAATCCCAAAAGCATGGAGTTGGTTAGGATTCCAACCTGACTTCATGTTCTCCAACTTAGAGTTCCATTCATCAGCCTTGTCTTGCCAACTACCTTGTGTTTGTTTAGTTGTAAGATTCTTAGCCTCATTAGCTTGTTCAGGAGTACTATGAGGATAGACAGGAGCAAGATGGTCAAATGGATTGATCTCAGGAATGGATTCGGTTCTACCAACAGAAGATGGTAGTAATTGGTCTTTAGTTATTCTAAGAGTATTAGCACTGACAGGTTTAGCAGGCGGTAACTCTGGAAACTTATCAGTAGGTAGTTGAGGTTCCTTTATAGTAGGAGGTACGAATTGATTGCGGCGCATATCTCTCTCTCTAATAGAGGCAAGATATTGCATATACTGATCTGTCGGTTTAAACTCACCAACGGTCTGCTGAGTACCACCAGTAGCGCTGTCAGTAGCCCTATTAGGACCTTCATCATCATCATGTGGCTGTGCTTCACTATTCACCAATCGAGTAGGGTCCTCCGTGGTAGTGTTAGCCTCTTCTTTTGGTGTTGACGGTAATGACTCTGGAATCTCCTGGCCGGTGTACGGTTTGAATCCTCTAGGATCAAACTCTTCGGATGCTGGAGTGGTAGTTTCACCTTCTTTGATATTGTTAAGAGGTTCTTGTGGTTGTTCTATCTGAGTCTGTTGTCTCTTGACCCATTGGTCATGTAACCACGCTCTCTTTTCCTCAACAGGTAGAGCCGTAGACCTACTCCATGCAGTCTTAGCAGCATAGTAGTCCGTCGATGTAGCAGCATCTTCTGGAGCTTTTGGCTTGGGGTTATTCTTAGAGAATGCCTCCTTTACCTCCTTATCACCAATAATGAACCCCTGCTCATTCTCCTGGTAGTAGGGAGAGTTATGATCAACCTCAAGCCTACGGTTGATCCCAGATAATGACTCCTGTATCTCCTTAGCACTAATAGTGAACCCCTCATCATTCTTCTCCTCGTCGGGCGGAGGTGGAGTACCATTAGAGTTTTCCTCTTGTGATTGTTCTGTCTGAGGCTGTACTCTCTTCTGTCCGATCCTCCCAAGTGGGTTATACCCACCGCCAAACAGCAATCCCGCCCCGGCCTGTGAAGCTACCTCCCCTGCCGTTGGCAACTCACCGGTAGTACCATATTGAATACCAGCATTGATCGCGGGGTTGGCAACTGCACCCATTAATACGTGTTTGATTGCTTCTCTCTCACCACCGAGTGCCCTCAGGGGAGCAGACCACGAAGGAGCACCACCAGATGCAAGAGCAGAGGCGATGATGTCAGTAGCGCCAGATACAAGAGGATGAGTTCTTTGTGCTTCTTCAAGTGCTTGTTGTTGTGCTTGGTTGGTTTGTTCTGACTGTAGAGCTTGTTGTGCTTTCTGCCCGACATAACCACCACCAGCACCAGCCAACCCCGCAGCGACTAACATCATCAAGTCAGCAGGGATACCAGCCTCAGGTCCAGCTAGCCAAGGTGCAAGCAAAGCACCAGCACCACCAACACCAACACCACCACCTATGATACCACCAGCATTACCCGTGAGAGTCGCACCAGCAGCTTGGGCAGAGGACATCCCAGACTGTTGACCTTGGTCACCTCGACCAGTCACAACGAACTGCTCGGGGTCAATGCCCTTTGCTTTCAGTTCTTCAATATCTTCTTTTGTAAGACGTGGGTCGATGGGCATAATCAGTAGGTGTTGGAAGTATTGGTACGAACGTGTGCAAAATCATTGAGATTCTGATTTGCATTGATGTAGTCTTTCTTTTTCTTTTCCTCTACAGGATTGGAGATAGACTTTACATACTCATTAATCGTTCTTGTAACCTTCTGCTGTGGAGTCTCCTCATCCAGTTTGTTGTGAAGTTGTTCAAGTTTCTGTACCAATTGTTTGTACCTAGGAGTAACTCCGTTTTGATCATGTTCTTCTCTTGCTTGTTGGGTCAAACTCTGTACATCAGGATTGTCATGATAACCAGTAGTCTCAGTTGTAGGGTTAGATGCAGTAGGCACTGGGTCTACGTAAGGTCTCATCCCAGGAGCATTTCTCCAGTCGTCTGCGTACGAGGGAGAACCATGTGTATTGCTAAGCAACGACCCAGAGATAGTTGGCTGGTACGAAGGACGAGCAACTTGGCCAGACAATCCAGACGACAGGGTAACTGGTTGTTGCATACCACCAGTCATACTATTATTCATCGCTGTTTTAAAGTCAGGTTGTCCTGGGTAGTAGCGTCCATCTAGGAAGAATCCAGCTCTTGGGTTGTATGGATCATTAGGGTGTAAAGCATCATACTGACCTTCAACTTGACGAGCCTCATAAGTAGTAGGTTCCAGCCTCGAACGACTACCTGCCTCGTCACGCTCTGTCTGAGCATTGAGAGCATTGATGTCATTGATCACTGGTGCCGTATTGAGTGTTCCCTGTGCTGAGATAGCACGACCAGCATTGACTCTTGGTTGTCCATTGTTCTCCCACCATTGCTGGTTGGCATTCTGCCCATACTCAAGTGGTACCCTAGAACCAAGTGTCAAGTCATTGAGTGCTTTCTGGACATCTACATCCCCCTGCGGAATACCAACATTCTGTTTTGCCAGCTCAGAACGACCTTTATTTTGCTCAAACAGTTTGTCGGTGGCAGCAGTGATACCTTGCACATTATCACCAATCTCATTCTGTGCAGTGGCATTGGCAAGTTGTCCTCCAGCAGTTGGGCTATGGCGATAGTACTCTGCCTGCTGGTCAGGTGTAAGTCCCTGTACAGGACCTAGACGACCAACTTGTTGTTGAGCTACTCGGAACTGGTTCTGATCGTCTAAGAGAGCTTGATTACCTTGGTTGTTGAGAGTCCACTCCCTATTGGCAACCTCAGGTGCAAGAAGACTTTCCCACGGCCCGGGTTGTCTATATGGAGTCATCTTCGGTAAGTTAGAATCAACAGGCCCATTGTAGTTGGGATCACTATTCAACTGTTGTTGTTTAGTGTATTCAGGATTAGCTTGTGGTTGCCCTCCGTAGAGCATATGACCAAAAAGACTCATTAAAAGTTGAACGCCAGCAGCACTCATAAGTTATAGAAAAGCTAAAAGTTTACCAATCAGTTCACCAGAAGATGGAAGGGCAGTAGTGCCACCCATAGCAGCAGACATATCATTAATCTTACTTGCCGTCGCATCATACCCCTCACCTTGCTTTTGCTGTTGAAGTCCACCTCCAACAAGAGGTTGTGTTTGCCCCTGACCAGCAGATGTACCTCCAGGATTAGCTTGCCCTGGGTTGGGAAGTCCATATATAGACCATACAGGTTGTTCATCCATAGGTCTTATAGTCCTTTCAGGTACTCAACCATGTTGGTATATCGGTTAAGGGCAGATTCTTTTCTGTCGTGCTTGATGTCCTCAACACACTTCCTGACAACTTGCCAGATATATTCCAACGTCTCTGCATTACCTTGAACTTTCGGAAGGAGTTGATTCTGCATTGCATAGTAGTCATCAACTAGCCCTTTAGGAACAAACTCATCCCTGAACTTCCGGAGGAGTGTGAGTTCTTCGCAATCATCAGGAAGACCTTTGTATTGACAACAAGCAGTAGTTAGGTAGCAAATACCACCTTGTGCAGAAGAGTTCTGTCCAGAACCAGTATTCTGACCTGCACTCTGTGCGCCGTACAGTGAGTTAGAATTAGACACAGCGGTGTTGGCATTAGCAGCAAGAGGTGCAAACACATTGCCAACTGTATTGAGAGCAGTATTGCCAGCATTTGCAACACTAGCAGCATTGGCTGTTGTCTGATTCATCAGCCCAATCTTATTGTTAAACGCATTACCAAAGTTCATAGCATTGGCAGTTGTGTTGGTGGGGTTGTTGACTCCAAGATTGCCAGTTGCTTGATTCTGTTGGTTGGTAGACCGTTCTACAGCATTACCCTCACCTGGAGAAAGACCATTTAAGTTAATAGCATTAACTGCATTGGTTGCCCCAGTGGTAGCAGCGTTCAATGCCGGGGCGGCAGCGGTACTTTGCACTGCCTTGTTTGCAGTGTTCAACATAGAAGGAAGACCTTGAGAGTATAGGTTCAACAACTGTGTTGGGTTTAGTTGAGCCTGCGAAGCAGACTGACTCATACCACCTGACTGCGAAGAACTAGTACCTTGTGATTGTGTACTACCATCACTAGCACCTCCATTATAATACCTTAACCCCATCTTCTGTTCAACCTTGAAATTGTTAATCATATTAGCTTCCTATAAAGTTTTTTAGTGTTGTAATAGACTGCACGACCATGTCGTATTCCTGCAAGTGTAAAATCTGGATGTCTCTCTTTGAGTTTGGCAGCAAACCTCCCAAGTCGTTCAAGAGACATTGCCATGTTGAATGTGACGAAACACAATTTCTTCTCTGGGATAAACTCTGCAAGTATCATCCCAGCAATCTTCCCGTCAAGTCCCTGTTCAAAGTACATAGACTGTTCATCAATCCCCTTCTTCAACAAAGAGGCAATCTCCAATTCAGTCCTTCCTTCAAAGATCTCCTGCCCTTTGTTAGCCATCACAAAGTCAAGAAGATCTTTGAACGTAGGTGTCATCTCACATAACGTAGCATGAAATGTGCCAATTGGCACTCTATACTTTCTTGCGCTCATTTTGGTTGTAGTCCTTTACTGTTTGTTTAATTCTTCTTCTGATCTCTTCCAACCTCTTTACAGCTACTGTATGGTATACTGTCCCTTTACGACCTTCCTTGACTACTCTTGCTAGAGAGTCTCTCTCCTTTGCAAGTTGTTCGTAGGTGTTCATATATTAATAACCATATCCTCTACCGCCATACCCCCTGTAATATTTCCTTCTTCCTGCCCGGACACGTGGAAGTAGAACATCATGAGGATTCGCTACAGTAGCAATGACATCTTCAGTAGCTCTATTCTGATCCTCTGTCTTTCTTGCAAGTGACCTGGTAGCTTTAGCATCATAAGCCATCGCAGTTGCAGGATTGACTTCTTCGTAGTAGATCTGTAGAGTCTTGTTTACGATGATGTCATCATAGATCTTTCCAAACACAAACTCATCTTGGTCATTTGACAACTCTATGTTTGCTTGCTTGTAGAGGATCTCAACATAGTGTTCCATCACGTTTGTTGAGGTAGCAAGCCAAGGACACTGAGAGACATCAATAATCTGGTACTGAGCAGCAAGTTGGTTATTGGGGATGACTGTAAGAACCTTCCCATCAATATCAGAGAGAGTCACATCACAAGTATTAACTCTATCTTTCTTCACAGAAGTGAAGTCATTGTACTGGTTGATGGTTTGAACAGACACAGAGGACATCACAATAGTCTCTGACACATTGGTAGCATAGGCAGTAGGGCCAGAGACAGAGATCTTGATAGGAGGATTCTCAACAAACGGAACAGTAATCACTCCAACAGACGTATTGGTCACAGTACATTGAAGTGCCTGTACATTCTTCAACCTCAAGTTCCTCCAACTATCAGGCCAGTTGAACTGATTATACCTTGGACGCATCTTGTTTATCGACCAAGTAATCTGACTGTCTAACTCTCTTACCCCCCGCAAAGGTCCGACTCTTTGAGGGCAGGAGATTGTCTGGTCACCGTTGACCTTAAACACTTCCTCCATCTGTGACCCAGGAGGGTCAGATTGGTCATACAACTCTCTCGCAGCTTCGTTGACATAGTTAAGGAGAAGTGCTCTCTGTGTGCTGTCAGCAGGGTTAAGCCCAATCTTCTGACCTGTACGCATTAGTATGTAGGAAAGTGGCATATGTATTATGATTGATCGACGACTGCTTGTGTGCGGAGAGGTTGTAGTGGCATAACATCTTTTGTACTGATAGAGACAGATGTTAGTGATGCTCCATCAGTCCAAGAAATCACAGGGAATGCCTTCCACCCTTGTGATGAGTTAAAAGGAAATCGTATAGAGTTAGTTTGCGTGCCAACGTCTAAACCTATTGATGGACCGGTGTAAGTGTTGGCGGGCGGAACATACTTGAGTTTCTCTGTGATAGAGCCATCATATCTATTGTTCACGAATAGATGACAAGTGACAGAGAAGTCTTTGGTGATATTGGTGAAGATTGCCCTGACATCTATAACTTGCAATTCTTTCTCAGGATCTTGTGATGCGACAGATCCGAGACGCACAACCCCAGATTCTACAGTAGGAGCAGAGTACAACTGGACAATCCTGTCATCTGTCGTAATAGCGTACAGGGCAAGTGTTCCAATTGTAATAGCAGCAAACTGCTTAGCGCCAGCACCACTCAGGGAGTTGAAGTCAACAGACGAATAGCAACTATTGATAGCGTCATAAACTACTAGTGCAAACCCCATTGTTGTGT